TTCTTTAATCAGACCAGACAGAACATCATAGACCAGACTCCCGAAACCTGAAATCGCGCCCATTCATAGAGTAAGTACCAAGCATACCAATGAAGACCTATAACTAGACCCTGAGCAGCACCAAACCCACTCTTAATACATTCCTTAATACGTGTCTCTCATCTGTTACTCTAACCACTTTAACTCCTTACAAACTACTCTAGACGTCGCACAATATACATTGCACGTCCCCCTTTAACAGGGGTGAGAGCATGAAAGAGAAGGAATAAGGGTAGGAATAGACAGGGCGTAACAGGGGTAGGGGATGAAGGGTAGGGGGTAGGCTCCCCCTGTGAGTTCGGTGCTGTATGGGGTCCCCCCCTCACACACCTGTAGAAAAAATAAATGACCAATTGGCTAGAAATATAAGGAAAACCACTAGACAGTATGCACTACATGATGCTACACTCTGTTAAATCAGTAACTGTTACAGAAAGGCTACAGATTGAAGAAGCGCATTACGGTGTCAGTAGATAGTGCGATCTACGAGAAACTTCCAAAATACGGAAAGAGTGGGACTATCAATACTATCCTTAAACATCACTTCCAGCGCGAGAGTTTTGAGCAACTGTACGAAGCTATTAAACAGAAGCTAATTAGGGACAAGGATATTAACGAGTGGCTTGAAGTCACAGTCAGGGAAACGCGATAATGGAGATTAAGAACGAGAACGTACGAACACTCGTAGCGGTGGTTGTAGCGGGGTTCATGTTGTGGTGTTTTCGTGAGGATATCCATGGGGTTTGGTTTTTACTATATGGCTATCTTTGGGTGGCGTTTATTTACTTCTTATTCTCTGACACGCGACCTCGTTGGTTTAGATGATATACTAATCAAATGAGCGCGGTTAAGAACGTTAAGGACAAAAAGCAGAAGGTCACTTTAGACTTTAAACCTCATGCTGGACAGGCTGAAGTGGCGGAGGCGATGATTAAGCATCGGTATGTCGTCGTGAGGGCTGGGCGGCGGTTTGGTAAGAGTGCGTTAGCGTTAAATCTGGTCTTTCGGGAAGCATTACAAAATCCGGGGAGATATTGGATTATCGCTCCTGAGTATAAACAGGCCAAATCTATTTACTGGCGCGATCTCGTGGACGAATATATACCTGAAGCTTTAATCTTAAAGAAGAATGACAACGAACTTATATTAGAAATCAGAACCCTGGTAGAGGGTAAGAAGTCCGTCATTGAATTTAAGGGATCAGACAACGAGAACGCTCTTCGTGGCGCGGGGCTTAAGGGAGTTGTCCTCGACGAGTACGCCTTCCAGAAAGAGCATATCTGGGACAAGGTCGTCAGTCCGATGTTGGTTCAAACCAATGGTTGGGCGTTATTTATTACGACCCCAAACGGAGTCTCTAACCACTTTAAAAAATTCTGGGATGACGCGCTGGAGGCTGAGACAGAGGGCAACCCTCTATGGAAAACCTTTCACTTTAGTAGCTACGATAACCCATTGATTAAAAAAGAAAACCTCGACGCGGAACGCGCCAGACTGACGGAAGAGTTCTTTCAGCAGGAGTACATGGCGGACTTCGCTAAATTCACGGGGCTTATCTACACCGGCTTTGATGACAAGATCCACGTCCAAGATTTTGAAGTAGATGAAGGCTGGAGTTTTTACAGAAGTATCGACTTCGGAGCGACTGATCCTAACGCCGTTAGCTTCATTGGCGTTGATAAGGATGGAGTTAATTACATATTTGACGAAATCTACATTAATAATATCTACACCAGTGAGCTCGCTGAGCTTATCAGACAGAAGTCTGCTCATCGGTACTTTGTCTCGACTTACGCTGACTCCGCGGCTAAACAATCCATCATGGATCTCGGAACATACGGCATTTACGCCGTTCCGGTTAAGAAAAATACCGAGACTGGAAATAAGAACTGGATCATCGCGGGAATTGATAGGGTCCACCAACAATTAAAAGAACAAAAGATAATCATCCACCCGAGGTGCAAGGCTACCATTAAAGAGTTTATGTCGTACAGTTGGAGAAAAGACCGTATGGGTGACGCCGTGAATCTCCCAGAAGACAAGAATAACCACATATTAGATGAACTCCGCTACTATTTTATGATGTATAACGGCTCCCAGTACGTCGATGAGACCTTAAATTATCTTCACCGGGGCACGGCCGATCCAATTACTGGGTACTAAACGTTAACTTTATGTTACTATACGATTATGGCAACGAAAAAAGACGAGACTTCCCAAAAATCCGCGCTCGCCTTAGTTAATGATCGATTTGAGCGTGCTCGTAGCTACCGGGTTACCTCACAGGACGAGATCTGGAAGCGTAGTTACAATAACTGGCGGGGCATACTAGATAAATCTCTCTATCCATGGCGCTCTAAACTATTTATCCCTTGGTCATTCACGGTCGTAGAGACAATCATTCCGAAAGTATTTGCTCGTGATCCAAAGTGGCGTGCTTTAGCGAGGAATCCAGACTTTCCCCCTGATGGGCCACAAGTAGTCCAGGATCTTTTAACCTACCAATGGAACCACATCGGCATGAGACTTAAGATGTATGACTACATCAAAGACTCACTGATGTATTCCAAAGCTATGGTTAAAGTATCTTGGAAGTTCAAGACAAAGAACAAGACATTTATGGAACCCGTCGTTGGGAAAGACGATGAGATTACTTTCAAAAAGACCATTATTAGTGAGGTTGAGAATGACGACCCCGACGTTGAAGTAGTAGACCCAATGGATCTTTACATTGACCCAGACGCGACCAGCGCGGGTTATGGCGGCAACGCAAAATTTATTATTCACCGTAAGACTGTTCCACTTAAGGATATAAAAGATAATCCAAACTACAAGAATACCGAAAAGATCAAACAGACGAACTATGCTGATCAGTACATGGACAAGTTAACTAGGTTTCAGGATAACGTACCCCAAAAAGACAAGCATTCCGACCTCGTGGAGATATTTGAATACTGGGAACAGGACCGTCTGATCGTTGTCGCCAATCGTGGCATTGTGTTGAGAGACTCCCCAAACCCCTACAATCATAAAGAGATCCCTTTCGTAGAGTTAGACGACTACCGTGATCCGCACCGCCTGTATGGGCAAAGTGAGCTCTCGGTTATAGACCCACTCCAACGAGAAATAAACTCTATTAGAAATCAGCGACGTGACTACGATAATCTTGCCCTAAACCCGGTTATTAGAATGGTCCCAGGTACACTTAGGAACCCAAATAGCGCTGTTATGGCTCCCGGGAACGTTTGGATGGTGTCTGATCTCAATTCGATGGATGTATTCCAGCTTCCTCAGCTTCAGGGCACCTCAACCGAGATTGAAGAGCGAACAGCTGGCGACATTAAAATGACCGTCGCTATCGATGAGATCGGTATCGGTCTCTTACCAGAAGGTGGCGCTCGACGCTCCGCAACAGAAGTTGTTACCGCTACAAGTATGGCAGGTAAGCGCTTTGCTATTAAGATTGCGTTGCTCGAGGAAGCCGTGAAGAAAATTGGCCAACTAGTCTTCGCCCTTAACCAACAATTCCTTGACCAAGAACGAATTATCCAGATTGTTGGAGAGAGAGGTGCTCAGGAGTGGGTCAAACTTGGTCCTCAAGACATCCGTGGCCAGTACTTCATTGATATAGAGACAGGTTCGATGTTGCCAAAAGATGAGATTGCTGCTCGTCAAGAAGCCGTGCAGCTACTCCAATACATCACACCCATTATTGGACCTGTCATCCAATCCAATCCACAGGTTATTATGCCTGTAATCCGTATGGTCCTTGACACCTTTGAGCTTCCAGGCAAGCAGGACATCCTTGATGAACTTAACCGAGCTCTCGGTGGCGCCGCCCAGGTTCAAGCTCAGCAGCGCGCAGCAGAGCAGGGAGCTATGCAGGCTCAAGCCGCTCAAGCCGAAGCAGGTGCTATCAATCAGGTACAGCAAGCCGTATCGCCGCCAGACACTGCACAAGGCACGCGAGCCGACCTAGAGTTACAGAATGCAATAAAATAAGGAGGCAAGATGGCAAGGTTTCAAACAACAGAAGAGCTAATGGACTTTATTCAGCTCGATAACAACGGCAACGTAACTATGCCTCAGGGCAAAACGCGTCGTTTAACACAACAGAGTGCCTTGGTCGGCGCAACGGTCGCGCTAACTGCCGCAGACTCAGGATCAGTACTGATTAATCGCTCAACCAGCGGTAGCCCATCTTGGACTTTGCCGACAGCAGAGAGTGGCTTGTGGTTTACTTTTGTGGTCGCTAACGCAACCGCTGGCTTCACGGTTACGGGCGGAACAATTAAAGCAAAGACTAATGCTTCAGGAACCGCGATCAGCGGAACCACGTTAACCAATACTCAAGGTACGGCGGTAGTTGGAGACACGATCACTCTGGTTTGTGATGGTACTAATTGGGTTATGACCGCGCAATCAGGAACATTTGCAGCAAGTTAATAAGGAGAATCAATATGAATACGACACCAAAAAAAGTTATGGGTTCACAAGGTAGTCCGGTTAAGATACCAGTAAGCCACTTTAAGAATAAGGCCACTAAAACTACAAAGTTTCCACAGTAATCAAGAAAGGCGCGGGGAATGGAAGATCCAAAACAATATGAGGAGGCTATTAAACAAGACCTCAAGGCGTATGCAAAGTTAGAAAAAATAAATAAATCGGACGAGTTCAACGACTTCTTCGATCTTCAGGTAACAACTGTTACGCAAAAGATGCTAAGCATGTTTACAGGAACAGGACCAAAAGACTGGAACGAATTCTGCCGTATCCGTGGTGAAGTAGTCGCCGCACTCTATCCGATTCAGCAAATACGCGGCGCGAAGGTCATGAAGCATCAGCTCCAAGAGCAGCTAAATGCCATGTACAACACTGAGCCTAACTAAAGGTTAGTGTCGCGTTCCTTGTTTGGAACAGCGTTTGGATTGCGTGGCTTTGCAGGACGGTTTGGATCGTCATTCGCCATGATATTTCCCCTTACTTAATTGCTCTACTATTTTCTCATTTAACTCCCATAGTAGCAGTCGGTTTTCTAACATCCATTTATGAGTAAAGTTGTTAGTATGAAGTAGTTAAATAAAGGAGAACACCATGGATGATGACAAAACTCTCGAAGAGCGACAGGCTGACCAGAAGAAAGAACAGAAGGACAAGGGCAATATTGAAAGTAAACGCCAAGAAGCTGCTCGTAATCTTGTTGCTAAGTATGGTGACGAGATCCGTGAGGACAAAGACTTCGCCAAAATGATTGACGATGAGCTCGATACCATGCAAGGTGACAATGATTATGCCAAGGGTACAGGCACGACACCCGATCACGCCGAACTGCCAGGAGTAGAAAAAGCCGACACGAGTTCACCCAACACAACGCCTTACGA